CGTCTCAGGGCGCTCCGGTTGCAGGCAACCCGGTGTACTGGCAAGCCGCCGGCGTTGTCAGCCCGACGGCGGTAGCCGGCAAGCAACTGCTTGGCGCCAAGTTCGCAACGGCTCCGTCCGTCACGCTCGGCACAGGCTCGAACGCGGTCGTTCTGTCGGCCACGCAGGCGGTTGTCCTGCTTGACCGCTGCACGGCTCAGCCGGCTATTACGTAATTCTCGCTGCTGCATCTTCGCAGGGCTTCGGCCCTGCTCTTTTTCCTCATCTGGAGACTCACCACCATGGATTTCGCACAGGCCCGCATCGTTGAACAGGGCAACTCGCTGCACGTCTCACACGGCGACGATAGCCGCCTCTACGTGGAATTCACGATGGAAGCCATCCATCAGACCGCGAAGTCGGAGGAAGAAGGGCGCCCGATTTTCAAGGACGTGCCGCATGTGCGCATCCATTTCCCCGGCGATCGGACGAAGCAGATTTTCCGCCCGGTGAAGTTCGAGGACGATCATCAGGGGCCGGCAGATCCGCGCCGCTTCCCGCAGCAATGGAAAGCCTTCGAGGCTCAGCAGGAACAGGTTCAGACCGGAACACCGATCGAGCAATGGGGTCCGCTGACGAAATCGCAGGCGATGGAATTCAAGGCGATGCACATTCATACGGTCGAGCAACTGGCCGGCATCGCGGATAGCAACCTGTCGTGGCTCGGCGCCCGCGAACTGCGCGACAAGGCCGTTTCGTGGCTCGCGCAGGCAGAGACCGGAAAGCATGCGATGCATCTGCAAGCCGAGCTCGACAAGCGCGACGCGGACATCGAAGAACTCAAGCGCCAGGTGAAAGAACTCGCCGCGCTCGCGCAGGCCGGCGCCGAATCCAAAGCGAAGAAATAAGACATGACCCAGCCCATTACCTCCCTTGGACAGAAAACCATCCTGCGGATCGTTCAGGAGGTCATGGGCGACTTCGGGCTGCCGCAGCCTACCCAGGTTATCGGCAATACGGACAAGACGGTCTCGCAGATGCTCATTCACGCCACGCGCGTCGGTGAGGATCTGGCAGCGCGCGGCGGCATGAATGACGGCTGGCCGGCGATGCGCAAGGAATACACGTTCAACCTCGTGGGGTATGGCGGGTATAGCGGCAACACGACCGCCGGATCGAACGTCATCACGAACATGAACACGGTGGCGAATATCGCCGTCGGCATGGTCGGCACCAGCACGGCAACACCCTACGGCGTCACGGTGACCGCGGTCGATCCGATTGGCTTGACCGTAACGCTGAACCAGAATGCGTTGAATACGTCCACCGGCGCGCTGTTCTCGTTCGGCAATGAAAGCTACGCGGTGCCTACGGATTGCGACCACTTCATCCAGCAGACAGGTTGGGATCGCTCTTTCCGCTGGCAGCTTGTCGGGCCGCTCAATGCGCAGGAATGGCAGGTGTTGAAGTCAGGGATCAGCCCTACGGGCCCGCGGTTGCGTTGGCGCCTGATGGACAACAAGATCTTCGTCAACCCGGTGCCGGCGTCTCTGGATAGCCTGGTGATGGAGTATTACTCGACGGGCTGGTGTCAGTCCGCTGCGGGAGTGCCGCAGACCGGTTGGGCGGCCGATACCGATACGCCAGTGCTTCAGGACCGGCTCTTTATCCTCGGGATCATCGCGCGCTTCCTGAATCGCAAGGGCTTCGACTCGAGTTCGGCGCAACGCGAGTATGACGATGCAGTCGAGGCCGCAATTGGCCGGTCTGGCGGGTCGCGAGTGCTGCCGATCAATGCCCGAGCCGAGCCGCCGATTCTGATCGGATCGGCAAATTTGCCCGACACAGGTTACGGATCGTAAGCTATGCGCCGACCCGTCAACCGCGCGCCCCGCCTGCAAACAGAAACGCTTCCGCCGCCCGTCGGCGGTCTGAACACGCTCGATGCGGTGTCCAACATGCCGCCCACCGATGCGGTCATTCTGGACAACTATTTCCCTGGCACAGCCGATGTTCCGCTGCGCAACGGATACCAGACGTGGGGCTCGGGCCTGACGAACGTCGAGACGCTCGCCGCTTATACGGCCGGCACGACGAAGAAGCTGTTTGCATTCTCGAAGGGCAACGTCTACGACGTGTCGGCGAATCAGCCGATTGGCGCCGGAAATGTCGTCGTGGAAGGGCCGTTCGTCGCCGGCGCGCAGTTCACCGGCGGCGTCACGACGACTCTGCCGCTGTCGAAAACCTACGCCAAGTCTGCAGATCTGCTCGTCCATTTCGACGGCCAGTATCAGGGATTCGACCAGTACACGGTCGGCCCGAACAGCATCACATTCACGTCTCCTATCCCGGTCGGCGTGAATCAGGTCTACGTCGAGAGCATCGGCGCTCTGACAGCAAACATCGTTGCCGAGGGGCCATTTACCGGCGTCGGCGGCCTGACATCGCTCACGCTCTCGCAGACCTATGCAGGCCCCACAAACCTGCTCGTGTGGTTCGATGGCACTTATCAGGGACCGGACCAATACACCCTCGCCGGCAAGGTGCTGACCTTCACGGCGGCGATCCCGACATTCACCACGACGGTCTATGTCGTCGCGGTGGCGATCGGCAATATCGTGCAGGAAGGGCCATTCGCTGCGACCGGTCAGACCTCGCTTACGCTGTCGCAGGGCTATCCGAGTTCGGCGAACCTGCTCGTCCATTTTGACGGCGGATTCCAGAGCCCGGATCAGTACACGCTCAGCGGCAAGACGCTGACGTTCACCGCAGCGGTCCCGACGGGTATCGGCAAGATCTATGTGATTGCGCTGGGCGCCCCGGTCGTCTCGGGACTCACGAATTCGCGCTGGCAGTATGTGAACTTCAGCAACGCCGGTGCGGATTTCCTGGTGATGGTGAATGGCGTAGATGCGCCGCTCGTCTACAACGGCACGAGCTGGCAGCAGATCACGAACTCGTCCACGCCCATTGCGATAACCGGCGTTGATCCGACGACCTTCGTTAGCGTCAACGTGTTCGCGCAGCGGCTGTGGTTCGCCAAGCTGAACACAACGCAGGCATGGTATCTGCCCGTCGGTCAGGTCGGAGGCGCGGCGAGTGTGCTCGACATCGGTTCACAGTTGACGCTTGGCGGTTTCCTCGCCGGCATGGCGACATGGAACATTGACGACTCGGCGGGCCTGAATCCTTATCTCGTGCTGATAAGTTCGGTAGGAGAGGCGGTGGTCTATCAGGGCTCTGATCCGTCGCAGGCGAATGCCTTCGGCATCTCTGCACATTTCCGCATCGGAGCGCCCACCGGCCGGCGCTTCTACGAGAAGTACGGTTCAGACATCGTGTTTATCGGCGCGGACGGCCTGACGCCGCTCAGCAAAGCCTTGCTCAGCGATCGCTCCGAGCGCAATGAAACGCTCACGCGCAAGATCAGCCCAAGCATTACCGCCGATGTTTCCGCGTATGGCTCGCATTTCGGCTGGCAGGTGATTCTCTATCCCGACGGCAACAAGCTGATTGTGAACGTGCCGACGGCTGAGGATTCGGTCTCCTACCAGTACGTCATGAACACCCTGACGAACGCATGGTGCCGCTTCACCGGGTGGAATTCGACCTGTTTCGCGTACTACAACAGTGGCCTGTTCTTTGGCGGTCCGAACGGCGTCGCGCAGGCCGATGTGGGCAATGACGACGGCGGCAACGCGATCAACGCTGACATCAAGCCGGCGTTCAATTACTTCAACATGCGCGGCGTGCAGAAGTACTTCAAGATGGTCCGCCCGGTGTTCCTCGCCAATTCGCCGTTCTCGTTGCAGATGGACCTTTCCGTCGATTTCAGCAACACGCTTCCTACCTCGACGCCTGGATTCTCACAGGGCTTCGCTACGCCTTGGGATACAACGCCGTGGGATCAGGTACCGTGGAATGGCGCGCAGATCATCCAGTCGGACTGGCAATCGATCGACGGCATCGGATACGCGGCGACCTACCGCATGCGAACCCAGACGAAAGGCGTGGCCTATTCGATCGAGTCCGCCACTTTCATGTACGAGCCGCAGACACAGCTAACGCTCTGATTTCCCGCTATCTACACTAGGCGGCAGATTTTCCATCTTCATGCATGCGGGGTTCCCCGCGGTAAAAGATGCGCTCAGCAGACGCGCATCTTCGTCCAGCTTTGCGCATCGGGAAAGCACTGATGAAACGCATTGTCTGGGATCAACCCGAACGGATTATGAGGTTTGTCGCTGATCGCGTAGGCGAGGAATCGTTTCGCGATTACACGGCGCTCGGCCTTGAAAAAGACGGCGAACTGACCGCGGGCGTGCTGTTCACCAATTACACGCAAGCGTCGATCGTGATGCATGTGGCCTCTGATGGCTCACGTCACTGGATCACGCCGGCCTTCCTTGCGGCCACCTTCCGCTATCCCTTTGTGCAGCTCGGCGTGCGTCGGGTGACGGGGCTCGTGCGCGCGGATAACGCGGATGCACAGCGCTTCGATGAGCATCTCGGATTTCGCCGTGAAGGCGTGTTGCGCGAAGGTGCGACGGACGGATGCGACCTGATTCTTTACGGCATGCTCAAAAGCGAATGCCGCTTCCTACAGGAGAGGCTGCGTGCGGCACTTCAACGAATTTCCTGATCTGCCAGAGCGCGCATTCACGCGCGCATTCGGCAAGAACCGGCCGGCGACGCTTGAGGGTGGCGGGAAGGGCGGCAGCGCGCCGCAGGCTCCCGATCCATACAAGGTTGCGGACGCAACGACGCAGACGAACGAGCAGACAGCGCAGTTCAATAAGGCGCTGAACCTCAACAATTATTCGAACCCGTTCGGCTCGCAGCAGAGCAACGTGGTCGGCACCGATGCGACCGGCGCACCGATCTATCAGACGAGCATCAGCGCGAGCCAGCCGCTTCAGAACCTGCTGAACAGTTCGATGTCGGCGGCCGGCAACTCGAATGCGACCGTCGGCAATTCGATATTCGGTCTCGGCGGTGTCAATTCTCAACTGGCAGGGCTCGGCTCGCAGATCAGCCCGACTGCCGCGCAGGATGCAAACCGGCAGGGCCAGCAGGCCGCGTATGCCGCGCAAACTCAATACCTCGACCCGCAGTTCAAGCAGCAGCAGTCGAGCATGGAATCGCAGCTTGCCAATCAGGGGCTTTCTCCCGGTTCGCAGGCATACGACAACGCCATGACGAATTTCAACAATTCGAAGAATCAGGCGTATAGCAACGCGGCGAATCAATCGGTCCTGACGGGCTCGCAGATCGGCTCGCAGATGCTGAACAACAACCTCGCGGCCGTCGGCGCCAAGGGCAACCTGCTGAACCAGCAGGGCGTGAATTACGGGCAGCAGGCGTCTCTGTCGCAGCTTCCGTACTCGCAGTTGTCGAGCCTGGCGGGGCTTGTGCCGGGGAATGCCGGGACGGCTCAGTCGGCGGCGAATCCGGCGAACATTGCGCAGGCATTCCAGAACCAATACCAGGGCCAACTCAACGCCTACAACGCGCAGACCGGTTCGTCGAATTCGACCAAGAGCGGGCTCTTTGGTCTGGGTGCGGCGGCCATGCCGATGATGGGAAGCATGATGTCCGATCGTCGCCTGAAAACGGATATCGAGGCAGTCGGTCCGCTGAAGGAAGGCGTCAACTTCTACCGATATCGGTACGTGTGGGACGAGCCCGGCACGGTGCGTCATGGCGTGATGGCAGACGAGGTGAAGCGCGTCGATCCGCAGGCGGTCGTGCGAACGCAGAGCGGCTTCGATGCGGTGAATTACGACCGCCTGCTGGGAGACTGATATGTCCTGGCTATTGGGAGACTCTCTCAGCGGCGACAACTACGAAGATCCGCTTGGCATGGCGGGCTCGAAGTTCCAGCGATGGACTGATCCTCTGGCGTGGATCGGCGGTCAGAAGTACATCGATCTCACGAGCAAGAAAATACCGTCGCTCGTCAATGAGGGGCTGTCGAAAGTCATTACGCCCATTGACAAGGCGACCTCGTATATCGATCCGCTGTACTCGCAGACGGCCGGCATCCATAACTGGGTCGATCACAAACCCGGCTCGACCGTGGGCGCGGTGGTTGGCTCGATCTTCACTGGCGGCGCATTGGGCGGGGCACTTGGAGCCGGCGCGGGCGGTGCAGGCGGCGGCGCGGCGGCTGGGGTTGGGGCGGAGGGTGCGGCGGCCGGTGGAGGCGGAATGTCAAGCCTGTTCGGGCTTGGCGGCGGGTTGGGTGCTGATGTCGGCGGCGGCGCGGGCGCCAGCGGTCTCGCTGGTTTCTTCGGCGGTCCTGCTGCCGTAGGCGATGCCGGCCTGACAGGAACGGTCTCGGCTGGCGGTTCGGGACTTGGCACTGTTCTCGGCGGCGACATGGGCGGCGCTCTCGGGTCGTCTCCGACGGGCCTGTTTAGCGGCCTGTTACCGGGCGGCGGAATGGGCGGCACAGCAAGCGGCGCGCTTGGCGGCGGCATCTCGGGACAAACCGCGGGCCTCTCGAATATCGGCGGTGCTTCGATGGGCGGCCTGAACATGGGCAACTTCACGAACATGGCCCAGCAGGTGATGCAGCAGCAAAGCCAGCTTGCCCAGCAGCGTGCGAATCAGGCGAACAATCAGCCGGATAACTCGACTGCCTATCAGAACCCCACGGCGACCCTGCTCGCTCCACCGCAGGCGATGCCCGCGCGCACTGGCTATGCCCCTACGCCACAACAGCAACTGGTCGGCCAGATGATGCTGCAAGGCATGGGCGGTCTCGGTCTGTACGGAGGATTTTGAAATGCCGACTCAACCCACTCTGGGGATGAATCCGATGCTGGCGCTGCTGCCGCCGGATCAGCAGCAGAATCTGATGCAGTTGCAGCAGCAGCAGGCCATCGGTCAGGCGCTGCTTCAGCAGGGATTGCAGCCGATCGACACGAGCAATCGTCAGGTCGGCGGCATGGGCTATCGCATCAGCCCGCTCGAAGGTCTCGCCAAGATGGCGAACATGTACGTCGGCAACAAGATCGCGCGAGACTCGATGGGTCAGCAGGCGCAGATCATGGGGCAGATGTACGGCAATGCCTTTGGCGGTCAACCACAGGCGCCCCAGGCGGCTCCGACAGATGCAGGTGGCATGGCAGGCGGTCAGTCTGGGCCCGGCGTCGTGTCGTCCCCTATCGCGACTCCTGGTGCTGCCGATCTCGGCGCGGCGATGGGCGGTGGGACGCAGGTTGGCCCGCAAACGCAAATGGCGAATGGTGTCCTGACGATGCCGGGGAAAACGCCGCAGCAGTCGATGATCCTGTTCGGCATGCTCGGTCCTGACGCCTACGCGAAGATGCTCCAGGCGCAGACCGCGCCGACGGCGGCCACGCTCGCCGCGCGGCAGGGTGGCTTCGACCCGGCCGCAGCGAATCAGCTTCAGTTCCGCAAAGACACCTACGTCGCGCCGCTGACGGGTACAGGCATCATGCGCAACCCGTTCAATCCGTCGCAGCCGGTGGCGTTCAATCCAGAAGTTCCGGCCGGCGCAACGCCAATGTTCGACGCCAGCGGCAACGTCGTCGCGGAGAAGTCGATCCCTGGCGCGCAGGGCGTCATGCAAGGCAACGCCGCGGCTACTGCTGCCGGGGGCGCCCAGTTCAAGCCGGTTCAGGTCTACAACCCGCAGACGCAGCAGATGGAGTACTCCAACGAAGCTGCGGTGACGAATCCGAGCGCGCCTGCTCCGGTGCGCAACAATAACCCAGGCGCGATGATGCCTGGAGGCAAGCTCGCGCAGTATCCCGACATGCAGACGGGCCTGAAGGCGCTCGACGACAATCTCGCATCCTATGGCAAGCAGGGCGTCAATACGCTCTCTGGCGTGATCTCGAAATGGGCACCTCCCAACGAGAACGACACGCAGGCATATATCAAGGACGTGTCGCAACGTCTCGGCATCAGCCCGAACCAGAAGATCGACCTGTCGAACCCTCTTGTTCGTCAGTCGCTGAGCACAGCGATTTCCCTTCACGAGAATGGCCCGCAGGGCGTCTTTGGCGGGGGTGCTTCCCAGGGTGGCGCTGCGGCGACTCCACCGTTGGGCGCTACTTCGAACGCGAATGCCTCGCAACAGGCCAGCGCGGACACGATGAAAGCGTCATATGAAAAGCTCCAGGGGATCAGTTCAAGCGCCAATGGCGCGCTCGACGCATTGCAGAAAATGCAGGAGATTGCCGCAAGGAAGAATCCGGTTCTGACCGCTGGCGCACTCGGCACCATGGTTGCGCCGACGATCAGCCCGGATGCTGCCGAGTATGAAAAGCAGCGCGCAAACGTCATCCAGCTTCTTGCCGGCCAGAACGGGACAAATGGCTCAGACAAAGGCCGCGAACTGACCGGCGAATCTGTTCCCGATTATGGAAAGCCCAACAAGGCAATCCAGGATGGTTTGCAGACCCAGATCAATCAGCTTCGCGCGCAGCAGCTCAAAGCGAATCTGCTGACGCCTGTCTACCAGTCGGGCGACTCCAAAAAATATACGACTCTCGAAAACCAGTTCGATCAGGCAATCAAGCCGTCGATGATGCCGATCCTGAGTCTGTCGGGGGATGCTCAGCGCGCGGCGGTGCAGTCCGCTATCAAGTCAAATCCAGCCCTGCGCTCGAATTTCGAGTGGGCATACAACAATGGGTTGCTGAAATGAGCGGCTTTGACGACTACCTGAACGCCTCGCCCGCTCAGGCTTCGGCACCATCGTTCGATGCATATCTCAACGCTGCGCCATCAGTCCCGGCGTCGGCAGCGGGCGGCACGGGAGCCGCGGCACCTCAAACCGCTGCCGGGCAACCCTCTCAATGGAAGGTCCCCGGTTCTGTCGTGATGGGCGCGGGCGACATCGTTAAGGGTGGTGCTCAGGACATCGTTCACGGGCTCTCGTGGCTCGCCGACAAGATCGCGCCTGATTCCGATTTTGCAAAGAGCGCGCGTGCAGCAATTCCGCAGATGCAGCAGACCGTGAGCCAGCAGGACCAGGCATACGAAGCGCAACGTGCCGCGCAGGGCAGCAGCGGGATAGATTGGGGGCGCGTCGGCGGTCAGGCGTTGGCTACTGCTCCACTGGCTGCGATTCTTCCGGCGGGCTCTGGAATGGCCGGCGTCACGGGCGCGGGCGCTCTATCGGGCGCAGTCAATGGAGCATTGCAGCCCGTCGGTGAATTGCAACCGGGGCAGACTTTCGCGGACCAGAAACTCGGGCAGATGGGAACGGGCGCCGCAACGGGCGCTGTAGCTGCTCCACTCACCCGCGCGATTGGCGCCGCACTCTCCGGCGCTGGCGGCCAGGCTCAGCAAGCGCTGGCGAAAGCTGGCGTGACCATGACGCCTGGACAGATTCTCGGCGGCGCATGGCAGCGCATGGAAGATAAGGCGACCAGCATTCCCGTGCTTGGAGACCTCATCAAGAACGCACAGCAGCGGTCAGTGCAGAGCTTCAACACGGCCACTTATAACGAAGTGCTCGCGCCCCTCGGCAAGACGTATAGCGGCCCGATTGGGAATGAAGGTGTGCAGGCCGTCAAATCGACGATCAATGACGCATACGACGATGCGTTATCGAAGATGACGTTCAAGGCCACCGACCCGCAATTCCAGAGCGACATCGCCAATCTCACGAGCATGGCGCAGGGCCTGCCGTCAGCGCAACAGCAGACGTTCATGAACGTTCTCAAGACGCAGATCTTCGGGAAGCTCGGACCGCAGGGACAGATGGACGGGCAAACGCTCAAGGGCGTTCAAAGCGAACTTGGCAAGATTTCTGCCGGCTATCTCGGTGACCCGTCTTTCGATAATCGCCAACTCGGGCAGGCAATTCGCGAAATCGGAAATTCGATTGAATCGTCGCTGCCGCGCTATAACGCGCCCGAAGCTGTTCAGAGCCTATCAAACGCGAACGCCGCCTATGCGAATTTCGTTCGCCTGCGCGGCGCGGCCGGATCTCAGGGGGCAATGAATAACGGCGGGATATTCACGGCTGCCCAACTTCAGAACGCCGTGCGCGGTGCGGACAAGTCAGTTGGGAAGGGCGCCACAGCAACCGGAAACGCGCTGATGCAGGACTTCTCAAGCGCGGGTCAGCAGGTGCTCGGTTCCAAATATCCAGACAGCGGAACGGCAGGGCGCTCAATGCTTGGATTGCTCGGCGCGGCGGCAGCGGGGCATGCATTCCTGCCGCCCGGCGCTGCGATACCAGCAACCGTCGGTGGAGCGGCTCTCGCGCTTCCTTACACGTCACTCGGGCAACGCGCGGCACAGGCTGCTCTTATGTCACGTCCTGCTGCCGCGGTCCCAATAGGGAATGCGCTTTCTCGCTACGGGGTCCCATTGGCCCCGGCGCTTGGCACTGCGCTCCTCAATGGCATCGCACCAGCGAAGCAGTAAGGCATATATGCGGCGCAACCCAGCACTTAACAAACCGGTCATGACGACGCTCAGGACGATGCGCAACGACTGTTCTGAATTCATAGGGGTCTCAATTATGTGCGGCTTGCTGGCGTTTTTTAGCAGCTCTCGCTCGCTGACGCGTATTGTGGCATGTTCGGCATGTTCTTCCGTCATCGCCGTTTGGCATCGTGTTTTCTGGCGTGTACGCATGGCCGTACTTGCAATGGGTCTTGGCGCGATTGCGGGCGCCGTTAGCAAGGCCGCCAAGTTTCAAGCCTTCTTTAAAAACCCGCTTCTCGGGGCGCAATATTTCCGAAAGGCTGGAAACAGATTTGGCGCGCGCGGCGATCGTATCACCCTTGAGGCCAGATCTTTCCGCGAGTTCTGCAACCGTATATTTGCCCCCCTCGATTTCCACAAACAGCGTTACGCGCGTGTTTCGGCTCTGTTCTTTGCGCGTGGCCCAGCGGCAATTCCCAGGCTCATAGTCCCCGTCGTTGTTTGGAAATCGGTCAAGGCTATGAGTTGGAGACGGTCGCTCTCCCATGTCATCGACGAACTTCCAGAAGTCCATCCATCTGTCACAAACCTTGATTCCTCTTGCCCCGTACCAAGGCCATGCCTTGCTCTTCGGTTGCGTGCACCGGACGACCATGCCCTTCCAGATTCCGTAAAGAGGATGTTTGGTTTTGAACGTCATGAAGGTCTCCTGATAAGGATGACCAATTATATGCCTTATAACGGAACGGGAGAATGAGATGCCGTGGAATGGCGCAGGACAATTTTCGACGGTCTACAACTGGCAAACGGATGCAGCCAATGGCCTGAATATCAGCTCGTCGCGCATGCAAGGTCAGGACGCCGATTTCGCCGCGGGCCTGTCCATCTGCATGACGAAAGACGGTCAGCAGCAGGCCGCGGCAAATCTGCCGATGGGCGGCTTCACGCTCACGAACATTGCGAACGCAACCGCACAGAAGCAGCCGATCTCGGTTCAGGACTTCCAGAATGGTACTCCTACCTGGCTCGGAACAGTGTCAGGAACCGACACGATCACAGGCGCCGCGAATATCGCGCCGGCCGCCTACGCGCGAGGTCAGCGATTCCGTTTCATTTCCGCCGGAGCAAACACGACGACGGCTGTCACGCTCAACGTCAACGGGCTCGGTGCGGTAAGCATCACAAAGTTCGGCTCGACCTCGCTTGCGGTCGGAGACATCCGCCCGGGTCAGGTTGTCGAGGTCACCTATGACGGCACGAATTTTCAGGTGTCGGGCTCGACCGGCGGCCGTGGTGCTCTGCTGAATATCCAGAAGATCACAGCCACAGGGACCTATACGCCTACACCCGGTGCAACTGCTGCACGCGTGCGCGGGGCGGGTAGCGGTGGCGCAGGCGGTGGTGGTGGTGCCACGGCATCAGGACAGACCGCGGGCGGCGCCGGCGGCTCGTCAGGCGCATACGGAGAAATCTGGATTCCATCGGGTCTCGCATCGCAGACCGTGACGATCGGTGCCGCTGGAACAGGGGTGTCTGGGAACACGGGTGGGGCGGGGCAACAGTGCTCGTTCGGCTCGTTGCTGGTGGTTCCGGGCGGCCCCGGCGGCACGGGTGGACTCGCATCCACGAGTGCTGTGTTTGCGGCACCCGGTGCGCAGGCCGCCGCACCTTCCGGGACCGGCACCTTCCTCGTGTCGAGTCAAGGCCAGGTCGGACAGGTCGGTATCGGCGGATCGGGGAACGGTATCGGCGGCTACGGCGGGCAGACGCCGCTCGGCTCGCTCGGTCAGGGCGGGATTGGCGCAACGGTGCTTCAGAACCAGTCGGCAGCAGCCGGCATAGCGGGCAATACAGGCGGTTTCATCATCGAAGAATACGCGTGACGGGGAACGACGATGCTCAACTTTCTATTGCGGTACACGATGAACTGGCTTCTGTTACTGGACAGAGCCCTCAATGTCGCGGCCGGCGGCGCAAGCGATGAGACTCTGAGTAGTCGCGCCGGGAAGGGAATGAAGGAAGGGAAAGTATGGGCATGCGTGCTCTGCAAGTTCCTGAACATATTTCAAGCGGATCACTGCCTCAAGTCAATTGATGCGGATGACGGCAAAAATGCCACGATCCCGGATTGACGCCATGGAACATTACAAAGAACAACTCATTGCGGTAGCCAAAACCGCACCGGCATGGCTCGGGGTCATCGTAGGTCATGCCATCGACAGCATCACGCTATCCGGTCTTGCGCTGCTCGCCTCGACGGTCTACAGCATCGTCCAGACGTATATCTCGATCAGCCGGTATCGGGGGCAAAAGTGACTCCCGAGATGCTCGCCGCAGCACTCGGCATCCCGGCATCGAGAACGCAGGCATGGGCCGATCCGATCACCGCAGCAATGGCATTGTGGGCGATCGACAGCGACGCGCGGCAGGCGGCATTTCTAGCTCAAATCGGGCATGAAAGCGGGCGGCTCATTTACGTGCGCGAACTGTGGGGACCGACGCCGGCACAGGCAGGATATGAAGGCCGCAAAGACCTCGGCAATACAGAGCCCGGCGACGGAAAGCGGTTCATGGGACGAGGTTTGATACAGATCACAGGTCGCGCCAATTACCAGAAAGCCAGCGATGCCCTCGGCATTGACTTCATATCGTCGCCCGAGCTTCTCGAACAGCCGTCGAACGCCGCGCTGTCGGCCGCATGGTTCTGGAATACGCATGGTCTCAATGAACTGGCCGACGCAGGCGACTTTGCAACGATCACCCGTCGCATCAATGGCGGCATGAACGGCTACGCAGACCGGCTTGCGCTGCTCGCGCTTGCCAAGGACGCACTCAGCGAAAGGAGCGCAGCATGAGCGCATGGACATCCGCATTGAACGTCGTCAAGACGCTCGCGCCGACGATCGCAACCGTTCTCGGCGGCCCGCTCGCTGGCGGCGCCGTCACTGCCCTTGAAAGCGTGTTCGGCATCACGCCGAAACCGGATGCATCGACTGACGATCGGCAGTCAACACTGGCCGCGGCGATCAGCGGCGCGACGCCCGAGCAACTGGCAGCCATGCGAAAGGCTGACCAGGACTATGCGCTCGCGATGGCTCAGGCAGGTTTCAAGAACACCGAAACCCTGGCCTCCCTCGCAGTTGAGGACCGGGCCAGCGCGCGCGCGATGCAGATCAGCACCAGGAGCATCACGGCGCCATTCCTGGCGATCTTCGTCACGCTCGGCTTCTTCGGCTGCCTCGGGCTGATGATGTTCTACCCAATCCAGAAGGAAGCGCACGATGCCCTGATGCTGATGCTTGGCGCGCTCGGGGCGTCATGGTCGGCAGTCGTTGCCTATTATTTCGGCAGTAGCCAATCTAGCGATCGCAAGACCGAGTTGCTCGCCCAGTCCACACCAGCCCAGAATTAAGGGCGTTGGAACTTGCGCATTTCCGACTGCGGCCACGGTTGATATGCGTCAACTGGATCGGCATTAAGGTTCGGCGACCAGTACGAGCCGCCGTTACCTGACTGTCCCGAGCCAGCAGACCCAGCCGCCGAACTGCCGCCGCCGAACGCGCCGGCCGCGGCGCCCATGGCCCCGTTGTTCCCGCCGCCGTGGTGGCCTGCATTAGCGCTCATGGACGAAGCAAATGATGCGGTAGAGAACGAAAGTGCTGCTACAGCGATGATGAACTTGCGCATGGTGAATCTCCCGGTGCGATGATTGGTTATCGGCACGCGCGGCAGTTAATTTAGGCCGAGTGCCGTTCCTGTTTTCGGCGAACGAAAAAATTACGAATCGCCTCTGTAGAGTCCCTAAGCACCTTGTTTACGTTTCCGGTCCCCGGCACCACTACTAATGCCAACTATATACAGCGTTTCGCCACTAATCAAGCAAAATCAAGGTGGAGCGGGAGATTCCATAGGCGTCAAGTAAACCACTCGATCACCCTCTTTAGTACTTTTTCGGTGTAGCATCTACGAAAACTCTCCCAAAAATTTACGAAGATGGCATCGTTCAAGAAAGATGGTGACGTATGGCGCGTGCAGATCGCGCGCAAGGGCATTCGGCTATCCGGCACGTTCTCGACGAAGCGTGCGGCCGAGGCTTGGGCCACTGAGAAAGAGACGCAGATCCTGAAGGGCACATACCGCGGTTCCGGCTCGCGCACAGTCGGCGACCTATTCACTGAGTATGGCCGGCGCGTGTCGGATGGGAAGCTCGGCGCGCGGTGGGAAAACACGCGCATCGCGGCCTTCAAAAAACACTTCCCGGAGCTGGCAGCCAAGCCGCTCAACGAGGTCACATCGCATGATTTTGGATTGTGGCGCGACGCCAGATTGAAGGGCTCTGAAACGCAAAATAAGGTAGGCGCTGGAACAGTGATTCGCGAAATCAACCTGTTCTCGCACGCCTTCACGACCGCGCGAGACGAGTGGAAGTGGATCGCCGAAAGCCCGCTGTCTGGAGTTCGCCGGCCGAAGGAGCCGAAGCCGCGCGACAGGCGCATCAGCGATGATGAACTGAAGCGCCTGATGCATGCGCTAGGGTATGAGCCGGGAAGGCCGCCCGAGACTATTTCAGCTCGAATTGCGCTGATCATTCAGTTCGCGATAGAGACTGGCGCCCGCGCGAGCGAGATTTGCGGCCTGACGTGGGAGCGTGTTCATGACCGGCATTTTCACCTGGACAAAACGAAAAACGGGTTCGCGCGCGATGTGCCAATGTCAACGCGCGCGAGGGAGATTGTTGAGGAGGCGGGTAAGGTGACCAAGGACAAGGCGACCGTGTTTGAGGTCTCGCCAGAGACTCTTGATGCGCTGTTCAGAAAAGCCAAGAACCGATGCAAGATCGCGAACCTGCATTTTCATGACACACGACATGAGGCCTGCACGCGTCTCGCGCGCAAGCTCGATGTGCTCGACCTCGCGCGCATGCTCGGGATTCGTGACCTGAAAATCCTGTCCGTCTATTACAACGAGACGGCGCACGACATGGCCGAGCGACTTGGCTAAGAGGTCTTGTGCTCACGGAACGATTCGGCCCATGCTATCACCTCGCAGGCCTTCCATAGCGGGTGCATGCGCTGTCCCTGGGCGTTAGGGATGCGGATAGCCGCCGGGAATGTGGGAAGGCAACAGATCCGCTCCCTGACGACAGCGCTATCTCGCTTCAGATAGGCCGCAATGGTCTTGACATCCCATAGGTCGATTTCAATCGGCATGGACGGGCGCACGGCTTCTGCGATCTTGTGAGCCAGCAATTCCATTTCGCTCATTTCACACCCCAGTCTCTACGAGTGGTAGTCAAGATTCGTTGTATTGCGTCAGTCACTGCGGGTCCTTTTGAGACAGAGCGGCCGGCGCTTCTGGCAGCGGCATCCAGTGCGTAGGCTTCACCTCGATCTCCCGGAATTCGTAGCGCTTCTCGTGGCCAAGGCAATAGAAGGAGCCGGCAGCGAAGAACCTGTCACCCCAACGCATGCCGATGCCGGTCGATACGTCGCCTTCCGGCCCCCACGCTAGATTCATCCAGCAGTAGCCCTTAGCTCCACTGGGCGCGGTCTCGATCGGCTGCCATGCATCCTTCCTCAATCCCTCTGATGGCGCGGATGCGTAGAGCGGGAAAACGGCATGGCCCACTGCTCGCCACTGATCCCGTTCATGCTCATACCCGGTCGCACGATAGACTTCGCCATTGTCGTCAGCGATGAACCACGCCACCGGCTGCGCATCGACGGCTGGCGCTACAGTGGCGATCTGCGCTTCGAGTTCGGCTATGCGGGCGTTCGCGGCTCCGAGGGCGTGGCGTGCATCGTCTCGGTCGTCAAGTGCATGACTCCATGAGCCGGCCGACCATTTCGCATGGTTCACTATTTCGCCTGCTTCGTCGGTTGTTACGTCTCGGAACACGGCGGTGAATATTTTGGGCTTGCTCATTTCCCCTCCGATGCGCTTGCGGATTGAGCGGCGGTTCGGGGACTGCTCGGCTCATCCTGCCAGTGGGTGACAAAGTGTTCTTTCTGTCCGTGGACATACCATGCCCGCTTATCATGGTCATACCATCCGAGACGGATGCCCCAGCCGCCACCTTTTCGCGCTTCGTCGTCTAACAAACCGCAATGTCCGTTCAGAAATACGATGACCTCGCGCTCGTCGCCCGGCACATCTTTGCTTGCATCTATCCAGCGCGCATCGTCCGTGAGCGCTGTCTGTGCTGGCGGGGCGGTGTTGACGTTTCGCAGTTCTGCGATTATCTGACGTGCGGCGTCTGCACGGTGATCTGATGCGCCAGTGTTGTCGCCGCTACGCGCTTGCTGCTCCCAATGTTCGGCGAATTCCTCACAAATCTCGATGGCGACCTTCATAGCTGACGGTTCATTCTGACTTTGCATATTCGGCCCCGTTGACGATGATTACTTCGTTGACGAACCCCAGTAGCGCATCAAGGCGCGGATTTCCAAGCGCATACTTGTTGGCTATTTCGGCGATCTTCTCCGTTCGAATTGCGATAGCAGCACCCTGCGCCACATTGGCGGAAGTTGATGCGGCGCGGGCGACCAATTCCCGCAGTTCGATCTTGTCGCCGTACTTGGCCTTGAGCCTGTCGGCGCTTTCTTTCGTCGGAATCTCCGACCATGCGCTGTGCGTCGGCAAATCGGGAAAGTCGGGGTCTGCTTCGAGCACAAACCGACCTTGGATCATGACTACCGGCTCGTCCTGCGCAACCGATGGCGCGGCCGACGAAATAGCCGCTTTATGCCACCACAGGAACATGCAGAAGTTCGCAACATCGCGCGGATCACCTTTCTCGACGTGTTCGCGCAGCATGTTAGAAAGCATCGCCGGGTCACACTGCTCCCAACCACCACGGCCTTTCGCTCGCGATGCAGCCAGCTTGGCTTTGAGCGCGACAGCGAATTGGTCGATTGCAATATCATCCAAATGATCGAACGCGGTTGCAGCGGCAGGCTTGCTTGCTCCCTTGTCGAGAGGGGCGGCGTCTCTCGGGTGATGACATGCGCCCTCGCCACGACATTGGCCCGGTAGATCACACTCGCGGAATTTGCAATTGCTGAACGGCGAACTGCTCGCCTCTTGCTTGTCGATAGCGGCAGGCTGGCGGGCGAGCAACGCGCGGGCGAAGCGAATTTCCTGCTCGGTCGCCTGCGTGCCGTAAATTTGCGCCGCAATCTCATTGATCTCAGCTTCTGTCATATCTGCTCCGAGCTTGCTGGTAGTGCTCATGCCTGTTCTCCGTTAGATGCAGCAAGAAGGGCGCGCAGAACCGGGACTCGATGCGTCCATCCACAAACATTCATCGCCGCAATGCCAGTTCCGATTGCTTCACGCTGTTCTTCCGTCAGCGCGCCAGTCTCGGCTACGCGAGGGAGCGGCGCGGCGTAGAGCGCACGGACCTCATAAATGTCGGAGTGCCTCTCTGCAATCCTCTTTGCGTCCGATTCATCGAGATTTATCCACTCGTGATTGCTCTTGAGTGGGCGCGATTGCCATTGCGCCACCGGCTCTTGCGCTCCGCCAGCAGCTATCGCGGCGCGGAGTTCGCTCACGAAGCCGTCGATGTTCTTGCGCGAGATTGCTTCGCCCAACTCGGTCGTCCACTCCGACCACTTGAGGAACAGGTCATTGATCGCATGGCCGCTGATGACCGGCGCGGCGTCTGCCTGCGGGGTGGGAGTGGCGCGGCTAATCTGTGCGAGCGTCGCTTGAATCGCCAGTTCCGCTGCGGTGTAGAAGTTCGCGCCGGGAAGCAATGTGCAGTCACGGTGGACTACGGCAGCAATCTGTTTCTTCTGCTCATCGCTCAGACTCGCTGCGCCTGTATTCGTGGTGGTCATGTTTGGTCTCGGTTAGGGTTTGACGCTGCCGGTTTTCACCCAGCGCGCGATGCCAAGCTCGCACGCGGTGGTGAGCGCAACGCCGTTTGCCTTTCCGGCATGCGTTCGGGAATTGCCGCAGCCGCACCAGCAAGTTTTGCGGCGTCCGGGTCGCTTCGGTAGCGGTTCGCTGTAGCGCACATGGTCAGCGGACGATCCCCATTGGCCCCATCCTTCTGTGCCGCCGCGCATGGCTGCGGATAGTGCTTGGCGGCTGAGTTTGTTCAGGTCGGTCATGTCTATGCCGGTAACGTAGTGGGTCAGGCAGATTCGGGCGTGACCTTCACGCGAAACCGGCCTTCTTCGAGGTTGACGATGATCTCGGTATCGTTGGTCGCAATCAGGTTCGCGATGGCGCCGTTGATGCACTGTGCAGTCACGTCCTGCTTGCTTGTCGCCACGCCATTTTTCGACCGGCCGACATAGATGCGATGCGTAAGCGGCGACATCCACATCTCAAGAGTTGCGCTCATACTCGCCTCAATAGAAGGGTTTCAGGTTTATTCGAAAAAGAAGCCGTCATGCGGACCGGCCTAAACACGCCGCGCTGTCTGCGCGGTTCGGGGCACTCTTAAACCTCAAGGAACTCGACGCCGAGCGTCTGCACCGCGGCGACTTCTACGCGCGTCATAAAGTCCGCGAACTGCTGCTTGGTCATCTGCGTGGTGCTCATCGCAACGAGCCCGCGCGGACCTTCCTGCTTTGGCGCAAACTCGCTCTTGAAGTGCTCGAACCAGGCTTCCTTGCTGAACCGCTTTCCGTCGATCACCGCCTGTTCGGCGATGTCGGTCAGGAGAGCCCATAGCCTGCGGTTCTGTTCGCCAGAACGCTTGGCCTGATACGCCTCCACCGTGACGACGAGCGGCTGTCCGATGCGTGCCTGCTCGCCTGCGTTGTCCTTGATGAAGGCAATCATCTTGCGGGCGTGTTCGGGGTCGCGAAGTACAAATGTCGGCATAGCGTCCTCAGGCGTGTTCTTCAGCAATGGTCTGGGCGATCTGCTCGAAGTACAACCGCGCGGCGTCAACCTTGACCTTGATCTTGTCTTCGAGCGACTTGTCCCGCTTGTACGGCACACGAGTAACCCGGAGCATGGGGTCGATGTGATCGACGTAATGGATCGCTTCAGGCTCGTAACGGATCAACTCATCTGGGGTGCTCACCATGCAGTAGTCGATTTCCGATTCATCCACGTTCCACAGCATCATGTAGCCACGCAACTGCCATTCGTAATCCTTGTCGCGGCCGGCAAACACTGTGGCGGGGAAGGTCGCAAGCGACCAGGGCGCCTTGATGTCGTGAATCTTGCGACCGGTGAAAATGTCGCATTCGCCGGTGATCCAGTCGTTCTCGCGGCGCTCGGTGTTCTTGACATAGTTGGTGAAAAGGACTTCGTTCAGCAGGTCGATGCACGCCTGCTCAACGATCAGCCCCTTTTCCATTTCCTTGCTGCTCACTTCCTTGACGTACCCGTAGACGAACTCCTTTGCGAGGTCTTCGATATACGTCTTCGCGCCGACAGACAGGATTTCATCCTTCGACTTCGGCTCCGTCATGATCTTGCTGAGCGATGAGCAACGGATTCTGAGCATCATTCCTCCACCGCGGCCTTAACGGCCTCATTGACCTTCTCGTTCTGCTCGTCGGTCAGTTCGAACTGGGAGCGCAGCCGTTCAGTGGTGTACTCGCCGGCCTTGATCGACTTGATAGCCGCTTCGAGCCGGTCATCAGTGATCGGTTTGCGGCGCTTGGTCGGAACGCTCGGTCGGATTCGCAGGCACTCAACCATGTCACCGGCCAGCTTCGTCATGCTCGCGTACAGCGTTATCTGCTTGCCAGACCAGTCCTCGATGTACGACCCATACAGCTTCGCAATCGACTTCGAATTGGTCACATTCAGGATCAGCGGCTTCTGCCCGACCAGGTGCGCGACGGTGCATTCTTCCTTCTTGCCGCCGGTGCCAGTCACCTGCTCGCGCTGCACGTAGTCAATCGTCACAACCAGGTCTTCGTCCGGTTGGAGCGCATACGCCCCGATGTAATCCGGATTGATCAGTTTCTTCCAATGCGTTTTCGTGTCCATAACCGGCCTCCATTAGCCGCGATTCCGACAGTTTTTCGAACCACTCAAGTGCTTCAGCAGCTTCCCAATCTGTTTCCACTACATTGTCCGGTGCGACAACACATCCACGCTCGGCGGATCAGCCGGCACAATGACCAGCGCGGCAGCAGCCAGTAGAGCGCCAAGCAGTAGCCAAAGGCCGACGAGCTGCGCTATGTTTTTGGCCAGGCGTCTCATTGCGCATCACCGATCAGAAAGCCCTCGCCATCGCAGTGCGGGCACAGACACACGCGGCCCGGCTTGATATATGCGCGGATCATGTCTAGAAACAGATTGATTTGCGGTTCAAGCGCTGACCAGTTCTCGCCAGCCAAGGGCTTCGGAACGATCGCGCCGTCTCGGTAACTGCTGTCTGGCGCCGATATCTTCATTACCTCGACGTTCGATTGCGTTTTCGTTGCGCGCTTCGTTCGCTTGCCGACGTGGTAGCTGTACTCAGTCGGCTTGTGATGCATGATGCGAAACAGCGTGAAGGTTCCGATGTTCGCGTAATCGGTCATCGAGAAGTCGTTCGGTCTCGCTTGCACTTCTGCGCGTAAGAGCGCAGTTGCGCGCTGGAACAATGCTTTCCCGCTGATCGACACCGGGTGCTTGTGCCATGTCTCCGGGTACTCCCGCAGCGAAGCGGGAAACTCGATATTCACGTCGGCAGGCCGGTTCATTGGCGCGCAGTTACGGTCGATAACGATCAACTCGATTGGAAGCGGCTCGCGCTCGATGGACTCGTGCACCGCGTCATAGAACGACGCGCTATACACTGCGCCTGGTTCGACGGGGACGAGTTCGTCGCGGTCGTCGTCAAACTCAAAGGCATTGGCCGTAAGTTCACGCGGGAAAGTCGTTGTGTCTCGATACACGTCCTGCAACCGGAATCCGACGCGCTGGATGGTAGGTGGTTGAGGAACTGCGAGCGTCTTTACTTCACCCTCAACCATCGCCCAATACATCGCGCCTGGGCAAGCGACCGCACAGCCGCTCTCACCGTTGACGATCAGCGTCGCCGGATTTTGGCGCATGTTGTAATGGTCCAACTTGATGTAAGACCAGCCATCGTGAAGCATCACCAGTGTTTGTAGTTGACTCATTTCAAATCCCCTGTGCCGCCATCCATCCGAGCAGCAGCCCGAATGCGATAGCAATCGACCAATCAATCGCAGCGCGCATGACTACCTCCAGATCGTGACGAGGAACAAAGCCAGAAGCGCCGCTGTCCAGAAACCTGCGCTGTACGCCAGCGTCAGATCCGACAAGCTCGGTTCGCTGCGCTCGCGCCTTTCGCGCTTACGATGTAGGGTGATCATCCTGCACCCCCAACCGCCACGACTGCCCAGCACGCGAGCTGCACGAACAGAACTACGATGCCGAATGCGATCATTGCAGTACTCCCGTTGCCTGGTTCAACTGCTCCATATGCATCGCAGCACGCAGAGCGGCGGCGGATTTGATGCACTCCGCAGCAAAGATCGCTGCGACCGGGTCGTCAGGCTGTGTCTTGAGCAGGTGATCTGCAGTCACATTGAGCGCGGACATGGCTTCTATGACCTTGCTGAGGGTGATTTCGACCATCACACACCTCCAGCAAGCCGGCGCTTCACGATCGACTCTTTCACCTGGTCTAGCAGGCAGAAAATCGTATGCACGTCCGCATTGCTGCCACGCGCCAGAGCGTTCATGAACGCTTCCTTCTGCGGCCCGGTCATTTCCACGCACTCTTCGAGCAGATCGTCGAAGCTCACTTCGCGCTCGATGCGCTCGCGGCGGTCGTAGGCGATCAGTGCTGCGTTGTCATGCGCTTCCTGCTCGACGGAGAACAGCCAGTCTCCGAAGGCTTGCGTCTTGCCGACAAGTTGCGGGATATGGCTCATGCCAGTTGCTCCTTGATGTTCAGCTTCAGTGCCAGTTCGCGGGCCAAATCTCGCGATCCTGACGCCGCATATGCGATCGCAGTGGCCGCCATATCCATCGCGCGGCGGTCATCTTTCTTTCGTGCTGCCAGGTAAGCCAGCTTGAGAGTTGCCACAAGGTCAGCCATGTCAGCCTCCAATCTCTTTTGCCACGCCCTCGGCGATCAGGTTCATCGCCAGTGCGCGTAGCAGATGCTCGGTCAGTGTGCCGTGCGGCAGCGGTAGAGCGTTCAGTTCGATCAGGTCTCTTGCAAGGGTGCTCATGACTGCCTCACTGGGTTTGTTTGTGTGCTGCTGATGTGAACCATTCTACAAAGCAGCTTGTAGACATGCAAGAACTTTCTACGGATATTTTTGTAACGACCAACAAAGAAAAAGCCCGCGCGTGGCGGGCTTGCTACATATAGGTTTGGAGTCTAGCGGCGGCGGTACTTTCTGTGTTCTACCATGACCCCGATTACATGGAGGTGGTCGCGCTCGCTATGTAGGGTAGGGAAATCGTCGTTCAGCGGCACGAGTTCGAATTCCATGTTCCCTTGTTCGTTGGTCCCTCGCGGTCTGTATTTCTTGAATGTAGCCTCCTCGTCAGTGTTCTTTGCGACGACGAAATCTCCAGGCTGAGGCGATACGGCCGGATCAATAATTATCTTGTCTCCTTCCTTGAACTCCGGCTCCATCGACGGTCCCTTGATGATCAACCCAAACGCACTTCCAGACAGATTCAGATCGGTGGTAATAGTCTCGAACCCGTCTCCCATCACAAACGGATCGAATGCTTCTGTCATCATGCCGGCCTGCACGTAACTGATTATCGGGATCCTCCGCACTTCTGTTGGTGCGGGGGCGACGTTCTGGTCGAAAGGTTCCCGGCCAGTGTCACCAATATTAAGCGCGTGCTGATGCGTCGATTCATCAAATATGTCCTTCGCATGCCTCTTATTCGAGGAATCGTCATTTAACAATTCATGCTGAGTATTCCCGCTACGTGGGATCGGACGCTTCCCTGTTGCATAGGCTAACCAGTTGACATCGCATTCCAGAACCTGGGCGATCCGAGGCGTGTACTTGCTCGATTTTGCGTTTCTGTTGTGGTCCAGAAGGTATTGGATGTTCTGGGGCGTACAGCCTCCGCCAACGCGCCTCGCCAGCTCGCTCTGGTCTGTTCTGGGGCTGAGGCCCGCGCACGTCATTGCCCACTCTAGGCGATCTGCGTAAGTTTTCATACAAAAGATTTTGTATTAGTCGGCTGCAAAAGTGCTTGTAGAACAAACCGCCGTATGCTACAAATACACTTGTAGACAACAGCGTGCGAGCCATGACTAAACCAACTTCCCCTGATGTACAGACGGGCATCGATAAGGCGATCCAGAAGGCCGGATCGCAAGTGAAGCTCGCAGCAGCCATCGGCGCCAATCAGCAGATGGTGTCCTACTGGAAGAAAACAGGATTCGTCAGCGACGCCGGCATGTGCGCGGCGATCGAGCAGGTTACCGGCGTGCCCTGTGAGGAACTGAATCCGAATGAGGATTGGGTGACTCTGCGCGCTGTTCTCTGTTCCCCGGCTCGAATCACTGGCGGGAAGAGCCGTAAGAGCACGAAAGAATCCCGCATGGTTGCGTGAGTTTTTCATTATTTCTCGGTAGGGGTCTTAGGACCCCTAAACTTTCGCTGCACTGCAACAGTTAACGCAACAGCCAACAACGGTTAAGAGCGATGAAAAATTTCAATGACTTGATGCAGCTTGCGTTGCCGGTGCTGATGGAGATCCCGAAGCCGAAGCATCTGGAGGCCGCCTTGGTCGCAACCTGCGAGGACTACGGCGACGCTATCCGGTTATGTCTGGACACGCGTGTTCGCCGTATCCGTGAAGGCGAGATCGCGGAATACCTGGGCTTTGCGGCGCCGCACCTGACGAAGGTTAAGAACGGCCAGGGCTATCTGACGACCGATCAGGAATTGATCCTTCAGCACCTGTGCTCGAACTGGGCGATCAGCCAATACGCGGAAATGCGCAAGAACCAGCTCGCCGAGTTGATCGAGTCGCCGGCCGAACAGATTGCTCGCCTGCACGCGCGTATCGCGATGCTGGAGACGAGGGCCGCATGAGCGATCTGCTCACGTTCGGAATGGTGGGTGTAATCGTGCTGGCGTTCGCCGGCGCATGGAGGTTGGTGTCATGAAAAAGCGCGCTGAGTATAGGACCGAGGTAAAGACGCGCCTCACCGATGAGTTGTATGAGCGACTTCAGATCTTCAAGGAACTCAATTACATCAGTTCTGACTCAGAGGCTTTAGCGCGACTGGCGACCATTGCGTTGTTTGGCCTTATCCCTATCGGGTATGAGGCTAAGGAGTAAAGCATGGCCGGCGATTGGATCAAGATGCGTATCGCCTTGGCAGACGATCCCGCAGTTATCTCTATTGCAGCTCGACTGTCGGTCGATGAATTCGAGGTAGTGGGAATGCTTCATCACCTTTGGGGGTGGGCCGACACACAGTCACGCGATGGTCACGCTCCCGGCGTGACAAATGTCTGGATAGATCGGTACGTCCGTCACGCTGGTTTCGCGGAAGCGATGGTCGCAGTCGGTTGGCTTGGCATCGATGGAACCGGAGTCACCTTTCCGAGATTTGATCGTCATAACGGTGAAACCGCCAAAACACGGGCCTTAGCGGCAGAAAGGAAGCGGAATCAGCGAAGCAAAGTCACGGAAGAGGAAGAACAAATGTCACGGTCAGAGCGTGACATAAGCGTGACCAGAGAAGAGAAGAGAAGAGAAGAGAAGAAAGAAACAAATACAAAAGCACCGCGCGCCAAGCGCGCTCCGCGTCCGTCCAAGACGCCATTGCCGATCGATTTTTCTGTCAGCGATCGGGTGCGAGATTGGGCCAGCGAAAACGGGCATGCCCGACTTGACGAACATTTCGATTCATTCGTTCGGAAGGCCAGGGCGAAAGGGTACGAGTACGCGAGTTGGGACGATGCTTTCATGGAAGCAATTCGAGCCGATTGGGCCGGGTTGAAAAAACAGCAGGGTCCGCCTCGCGCTTTGAGTTGGTCCGAAAAGAACGACGAAGTAATCGCGCAGCTAACCGGCAGGAGCAGAGGGTATGAACCAGATGACCGAACCATCGACATTTGACGGGCCGGGGCGCCCTGAGTGGCCGCTGAATGCCCTGTCGCGTCGCGCCATTGAAGCGCTGTTCTCGAAGATGAGCGCCTTCTACGGCGACAAGTTCGCGATGATGTGGCGCGGCTCGAAGATCGACGAGGTTCAGAAGGCGTGGGCGATCGAACTGGCGAAGCTGTCGCGCGAGCAACTGAAGGCCGGCAGCGAATCCCTGACAGCGCTCCCGAAGCCGCCGACGCTGCCCGAGTTCATCACCCTCTGCCGGCAAGCCCGGCTTGAGCAGGCAGCCTATCAGGCTCCGCGCCTTGAGCATGTGACGCCGGCCGATCAGAAGATCATCGATGCCAATCTCGCCAAGATCCGGCACTTCAGCAAGCCCAAGCGGCTCTCCGCTGCGAACGCGGGATGGGCATACGACTTCTTCATCAGCGGTGCTGCGCTGAACGCTCAGCCTACTTCGGTGGAGGTCGCCCGTAATTGCCGTCAGGCGATTCTGTCGCAGGTTGGCCGGGAATACCCGTCCACGCAGCAAGGCGAGCGCGCGCAGCAGTGCGCCGAGATTCTGCGCAGCGTTGTGAAAGAACACGTGGAGGCCCAATCATGAACGGAAACAAATACACCGAATCGACCGCGCGCAAAGAGGTTTTCGACATTCTCAAGCAATGCGGGCCGCTCACCCTGTCGCAGATAGAAAAACTTCGCAAGAAGCATCAGGTAATTCACGTCGTTCGTCATCTTCTGAAAAATGGGAGTATCGGAATTTTGCCGACCTACCCGGCGAAGTTCGTCGCTGGCCCGGGTGAGTACGAGCCGGTGCGCAATGTTTCGCCAGGAATGCGCAAGGTTCTTGACGCCATCCAGAAGCATCAGCCGTGCACGACGCTGGATGTTGCAGAAGAAATCGGGAAGTCTCGCGAATACGTGACGACCTATCTGCGAATTGCGCGAGCGTCAAATCTGGTCCACAGATGCGGAGAAACGCCAGCGCGAGGTAAAAACAAATCGCGCGCCTATCTGTGGATGTGCGGGGCCGGCGAAAACTATTCGAGAGCGAAATACGTTCCCAAGAAAAAGACCGCCCCGACAGTTCGACGAGTTGAGTTGTCTCCTGCTGTCCGCGACCCACTGGTCGAAGCATTTTTCGGCCGGGCGGCAGCATGAGAATCGAAACTATCGGCGACGCGACGCTCTATCTCGGCGATTGCCGCGAGATTCTGCCGACTCTGCCGCGCGTTGATGCGGTGATTACTGATCCGCCGTATGGCATTGGCGAATCATCAAAGAACCACAAGAGCCGAAACCGCGTGAAAGGCGGAAAAGCGATCGTTAGCCCTGACTACGGACGGTCGGAGTGGGACGCAATGCCACCCTCGCCCGAACTATTGGCGGCGGTTGTGTCGGCCGGCGAGAGTGCAGTGCTGTGGGGTGGCAACTATTTCGGTCTTCCTGCAGCGAGCAAATGGCTCGTATGGGACAAGATCAATAGCGGAGATTTTGCCGATTGCGAGCTCGCATGGACAAATCTTCATGGTGCGGTACGCCTCTATAAGCACATGTGGAACGGAATGCTGAGGGATGGCGAGGAAAAGGGCCAGCAACGCGTCCATCCGACCCAGAAGCCGATCGCCGTCATGCAGTGGTGCATCGAGCAAGCCGGGATGCCCGAAACGATTCTGGACCCTTTCATGGGTTCCGGTACGACGGGTGTCGCCGCTGTGCGCCTCGGTCGAAAGTTCATCGGCATCGAGCGCGAGCCGCGTTACTTCGAAATCGCGTGTGAGCGGATCGCCAACGCCCAACGCCAGGAATCGCTGTTCGAGCCCGCAGCGCCGACGGCGGAACAGACAGCACTCTTCGGGGAAACAGCATGACTGCGCGCGTCGTTGGCTTCCCGAAGAACGTCACCTATCGCAACAAGAAGATTCGCGAATCGGCGCGCGGTAAAGAATGCCTGATGAAGCTGCCGGGATGCTGCGGTGGCACGGAATCGACCATCTGGAGCCACTACCGCGGCGAGGCGGGCGGGAAGGGAATGGGCCTGAAGGCTGACGATCTGTGCGGGGCGTATGCCTGCACGCACTGCGATGCCGTCTACGACGGGCAGAAGCAACGACCGGCCCACCTGACTTTTCAAGATGTGCTGTTGGCCTGGTACGACGCACACGTTCGGTCTCTCGTGATGCTTCACGCAGACGGGGTGATCTGGTGAAGTACGCCGCCAAGGCCGATCGCAACCAGCCCGAGATAGTCGCCGCTCTGCGTGCCATCGGCGCGCGCGTGATCCCCACTCACACGGTTGGCCAGGGATTCCCTGATCTGGTGGTGGCGATCGGACAGCGAACGATCTTGATCGAGATAAAGGACGGCCAGAAGGTAAAGAGCAAGCGCCGCCTCACGCCGCAGCAGGAAGAATTTCACGCGGCATGGACTGGCGAAATCTACGTTGTCGAGACCATTCAAGAAGCATTGGCCGCAGCGAAAGGAGAAAGCAAATGAAAAAGACTGAGTGGTTTCCTGCCAGCGTCAAGCCTGCTCGGAAAGGGTGGTACGAGGTCCGCAACGCATGGCTGGTTGAGCAGCGGTGTCATAGGTTATCTGGCGCGCCTATGCGGTTCTTTAATGGGAAAAATTGGCGCGCTGGATGGGGCAACGAATTGATTTCCATATTTGGCGAGCATGCGTCTCATCAATGGCGCGGCCTCACAGAGAAAGCATCATGACCCTAACCGACTGGATTCCCTGCAAAACCGCTCCCGTTCGTGACGGCTGGTACGACCTGGAGCGCCGGCTGAACGACGGCAGCGTAATTCAGCCTGCAGAGCGCGTGCGTTTCGCTAACGGTGAATGGGACCGCCATTCGTGCGAATCGAAGATTTCAGTGTGGGTAGGGATGGACTACTGGCGCGGGGTCCTGAAATGAAAGGCTCAGCCCACATCCCAACTCCCGCCGAGCAATCCAAAGCAGGAAAGAGCGGCGGCAAGAAGAAGCTCGCCACAAACGAGATCGACGCAATTTGGGATGAAGTTCAGGCGCACCGGGCGGCTACGTTCCGGTGGACGCCGGTGAAACAGTCGCAGCAGACCTGAAGAAAGCTTAAACCGGGGAAATCATGAGACCACGCAAAAACCTACTCGTCCTTTCACCCGATAACCTCAAGGCGAATCTGATCCCCGGTCGCCTCTACACGACTGCGAAGCTCTCCTGCATGTTCGACGCTTCGCCTGCCGCCATCGCTGAAGTACTGATCACGCTCGAAGCATCGGGCGTCGTCAATACCTCGCAGCCGATCTGTGGCCGCGCGCGGGACATGAGGCCGGAGCGCCGCATCTACTGGATTCCGCTCTATACCCGCACTGATGTCGCCGCGCGCCGGATTGGCCCGGCTGAATCGAAAGCCGAACTCACGGGTTATGACCTGACGCGATTCCAACGGCTCGCAATGACCTCTCGCCGCTGAGATTGGCGCTATCTACAATTTTCGCCATCCACCTGATGGAAAACTGGCGATGCTGAGCCGTGAGCAGATCGAGACATTGATGCGCGAGGGAGCCGAGGCTTTTGAGCGCGGTATGTCCAAGGGCAATTGTCCTTATCCGGTTCTGAGCACGCCATTCGCAACCTGGATGCGTGGCTATCAAAACGCGGCCTACGGGGCTGCACAACTGGAGAAGCACCATGTCTGATCCCGTCGCAGAGGCAGCAGCGCAATTGGCCGAACAGGCAGAACAGACGCAGGAGGTCTCGGAACCGGGAAACGCGCCTGCGGTTGCGGAGGCATCTGTGACGGCTCCTGCTACCACTGAGGCGGCTGAACTCCCAAACGGGCCCACTTCGGCTGGTGTGGATACGGATGCAGTTGCCCACGTCGAAGGTGAATCCCCAAACGTTGCGTCGGGTGCGGCCGAGCCTACAACCGAGCCGGACTCTGCACCGTCTGCCGCTGGCGCAAATACCACGTCGCCCACCGACGCAAGTTCCGCTGAGCCGCTGCATGTGCGTGTAGCCGCGCATCTCGAAGCCATTTTCCAGATGGTCAAGACTGACGCAGAGCGCGCGCCGACGGCAGCAGAGTCGCACGCCGAGCATGTGAAGACGCACATCGGCGACGTGCTGCACCGGATCAGCAACGGCATGGCGGTCGCTGAGGGCGAGATGGTGCAGAAGCTCGAAGCGCTGTATCGGATGCTGTGAAATGGCCGCCCGTCTACGCAAAACGCATCAGGAGGAAGTGCGCACCAAGATTCAGGTGAGTCAGCTTCTGAACGTTTTGCAAAATCATGCACTTGGTACGTTGGAGGAATTGGCGCCGACGCGCCTACGCGCCATCGAAATCCTGCTGAAGAAAACACTGCCCGACCTGTCTCAGACCGAGCTTACAGGCGCTGATGGTGGGCCGATCCAGGTTGAGCGCGTGCGACTGAAGATGACTCCGGTACAGGAACTGCCGGAATGAACGACGAGCGCGACCACTTCGACGAACGACTGGGGAACAGCCGCATGGATACGCAAGCGAAACCGCATCTTCGAAAGGTCATGGGTGGATGGTGCTGCTTTCTCAGGGTTGCTGATCTCGGCTATCAATGGGTTGGCATTGGCGCAAGTATGCGCGGCGCTTATGAGGACTGGTGCGAACGACCGTTGCCATGAATGCCGGCGAGATCGAGATTCCCCACAACTGGAGCCCGCGCATCTATCAGGGGCGGCTCTGGAACGCGATGATCGGCGGCTGCAAGCGCGCCATTGACATTGCGCATCGCCGCTGGGGCAAGGATGACGTGTGCCTTCATTGGACGTGTCTTGCTGCCCATGATCGTATCGCCAGCTACTGGCACATGCTCCCCATGGCATCGCAGGCACGTAAAGCGATCTGGGAAGCCATCAACCCGCACACAGGCCGCCGCCGCATCGACGAAGCATTCCCGCACGAGCTGCGCGCCAGCACGCGGGAAAACGACATGATGATCAAGCTCAAATGCGGATCGACATGGCAGGTTCTCGGGTCCGACAACTTTGATTCCTTGGTGGGATCTCCGCCGGCGGGCCTAGTCTTTTCAGAGTGGGCGCTGTGCAATCCGGCTGCATGGGCGTATCTGAAGCCGATTCTCGATGAGAACGGCGGATGGGCCATGTTCATCACGACGCCGCGGGGAAAGAACCACGCCTACCAGATGTATCAGATGGCGAAGAACAACCCGAAGTGGTTCGCCGAGGTATCGAACGTCCTGAAAACGGGCCGTTTCTCGCGTGCCGAGCTAGAGGAGCAGCGCTCTGAGTACGTCGCCATGTACGGCGAGGATCAGGGCAACGCGATGTTCGAGCAGGAACTGATGTGCAGCTTCGATGCCGCGATCCTGGGCGCCTACTACGGCATGGAAATGAGCGCCGCGGAGAACGAAGGGCGCATCACGAGTGTTCAGCACGATCCGGCATTGCCCGTCTACACGGCTTGGGACCTTGGACGGACGGACGACACGAGCATCTGGTTCTTTCAGACGCACTGGGGCGAGATTCGCATCATTGACCATTACAAGGCGAGCGGGAAAGACCCGAAGCATTACGCCGAGGTCATCCACGGACGCAAGATCGAGGTATCGGAGTACGGCGAGAACGGCAAGCCGGTGAAATGGAAGCTCGGTGAGCCGATTCCCGAACATGCTCACCATATCGCCTACCGGTACGGTCGGCACTGGCTGCCGCACGACGCGCGCCCCAAGAGCTTTGCATCGCCCCGGTCTGCCATCGAGCAGCTGAACGATTTCAACGTGAAGTCGTTCATCGTGCCGAGCCTGAGCGTTCAGGACGGCATTCAGGCTGCACGGACGACGCTCAAGCACTGCTATTTCGATGAGAAGCGGTGCGAGTTCGGGATCGAGTCGCTGAAGAACTACCGCCGCGAGTGGGATGAGGACGCGAAGATCTTCACCGACAAGCCAGTGCATGACTGGACGAGTCACGCGGCCGACGCGTTCCGCTACATGTCGCTGGTATGGCGCAATCCCGAGAGCGAAAAGCCCGTCGAGAAACCGCGATTCCTGCATGACATGACGGCCAATGAAATCTTCTGGCCGCAGCAGCAGGCCAATGCACCGGCTCGGGAGCGCATCTGATGTACAGCACGAACGACCTTCAGAAGCTCGTGCAGATGCTGTCTTTTCTCGGCATCGTCGGACCCGGCTCGTATCCTGCGCATTCCGTTGTACTTGGCGCCGGCGCAAGTGCTGCTCCTGGATTGGCAGGAACCATACTGGCTTCAAATGGGGCGTCTGCTGATCCGTCATTTCAGGCGCTTAACGCTCTCGGCATAGCCAGATCCGGTGCGAATTCGGACATCACGTCTCTTAGTGGCCTGACTACTCCTTTGTCCGTCGGGCAAGGTGGCACAGGCGCGACGACTGCAACCGCGGCGCGTACTGCGCTTGGTGCTGCTTCAAGCGGGGTCAACTCCGATATCACCAGTCTCACGGGGCTCACAGGTCCGATCCAGACGCCTAGCTCGGTGTCTGCGGGTTCTGTCTTATCTGCTAACGGCGCTGGGAGCGGCGCGCAGCTTCAGCTTTCCGGGAATGCTGGCACGTTCCGTAATGTCCAGTGGGAAACCGGCACGGCCAACAGATGGATTCTGACGGCCAATGCTGATCCCGAAACTGGCGGCAATGCTGGTTCGAATCTGTCGCTCCTTGCATATGACGATGCGGGAACGAGTGTTCTGTCAACGCCTCTATCGGTTAATCGTGCGACCGGTGCGGTGAGCATGAACCAGGTGGGCGTACAGAATGCTGCCCCTTCTGGATATGCCATGGTGGTTGGGGCCAATCCTGGCATCAGCGTTTCGAACGGAATGCTCGGGGTGTGCGCGCCTACTGCTGGCGCGACGGACGGAGCCAATGCGGTATTCCAGCGAAACGCGAACTATACGGGCGGGACGCCTGGCTTCGTCAATGCTTCGGCCTATGTGTACGGAGCAGTTTCAAGTGGAGCGACTTCATTTGAATGGCCGCTGCTGACCGTTCTCGATAACTCCGCGACCGGCGGTGAAAACTCAGCGCTCTATGCGCAGGGCAACCGAATCACGAGTGGCACCGGTCCGACATGGGCCGCCACCATAGAAGCCCGCGAGAAGGTCGCGATCAATAATCCCACGAGCGGGCTGATCGGTCTCGAAGTGGATAACCGGTCAAACGGGACGGACGGCAATTTCCAGCGCATCGGGATTGACATCGTCTGTACCCGCTACAACGGTTCTGGCGCTGCCACGCAATGCGGCTATGGCGTTCGTCTCCAGAATAGCGGCGATGCTCAGGCGAGCTATATCGTTGGTTTTGGCGTTGCAGCGCCCTGTGCTGTGGGCTTCGATACCTCATCGGCGACCGTTAGCACTGCCGCCCTGCGTATGGCATCCGGCCAGCCGATCGCCTTCGATGGAACATCTGTCAATCAGTTCAAGTACGACGGCACCGGGCTTAATTACCAGGTGTCAGGCGGTACGAAGGTGCGCCTGAATCAGGATGGCAGCGTCCTGCTCAATGGCGCGCATGCGGTGCAGATCACTCCGAATGTCGGCGCATTCTCCGGCTCGATTTCGACATACCTCACTGTCGTCGTTGACGGTACGACCTATCACGTTCCTCTTTACGCATAGCTATGACTACTCCATCCGAGCCGCTTTATCCGGTCCCCGAGCCGCTTTTTAAAGCGGTCGTGGATTACATGTCGTCACGTCCATGGCGGGAAGTGGGTGGGGCGATGCCTCAACTGCTTGCCATTCAGCCCCAAGAGGTCAAGGAAGCGGAGGAATCGAAATGAAACGACTGATTGCAGGTATCTCTCTATTGTGGGTTTCGTTGTTCGCTTCGGCGACAACGCTAAACCCTGTCCAGTTGCTCAATCCGGCCGGCTCGACCAGCGGGCAGACAATCGTTTCAACTGGTGCATCAAGTGCGCCAGGGTGGGCGAGTCTTTCTGCGACTTCGCTCGCGCCGGTGTCCGCAAATACGGTCATTGCGAATTCAACGGGTTCGACTGCTGCGCCTGCTGCAGTGTCGGTGCCAAGTTGCAGCGCTGCGGGGAACGCGCTTCAGTGGACAAGCGGCTCGGGATTCTCGTGCGCTTCGGCGGCTACATCAGGCCGACTGATTAACGTCCAGATATTTTCGGCCAATGGCACTTACACGCCTACCGCAGGAACGAATAGCGTCATCGTTGAGGGTGTAGGCGGCGGTGGCGGCTCAGGCGGTAACCCTGCTCAGGCGGCGGGCGCCGGGGGTATGAGCGCGTCTGGGTCGGGCGGATCATATGCGCGCGCCCGATATACCTCCGGGTTTAGCGGTGCCTCTGTCACGGTGGGCGCGGCCGGCAGTGCAGGTAACTCGACCACGGCCGGCGGTAATGGGGGGGCGACTTCGTTCGGATCGCTCATGTCTTGCCCCGGTGGAATTGGCGGCGCAATTGGCGGTACGTCAACATCCGCTGCGGGTGTGACCGGCGCCGCCGCTCCATCTGCATGCACAGTAACCGGAGGCACGACGATTGCCAGTATCAAGGGCGCTGCAGGTGGCGGCGGGTTAGCGTCGGTGAGCGGGGGCCCGTCTATTTCTGGATCTGGAGGCAGCTCGGGTCTAGGCATTGGGGCGCCGGGCTTGGGTAGTAATGGTAGCTACCTCGGGCAGACTGGATCTGGGTATGGCGCTGGTGCCTCGGGCGCATATTCCGGAAGCAGCGGGGGCGCCACAACGGGCGGCGCAGGCACGGCAGGCATCGTCATCGTCTACGAATACAACTGAGGTCGATCATGAACCACACCACAGCAGGCTTCACCTACAAGCAGATCAGCGCATCGGGCAATGTGTGCGCAGTTGACGGCGTTCTCGCGGGGATCTTCGTGAGTTCGACCACCGCCGGGACGGTCACGATATACGACGACCCAGCGACCGGCACGACCACGAAAATGGTCGATACCGTCACGCTGGCGGTCGGGTGGAATCCGATGCCGTTCGCCTTCTCGAAGGGCTTGAACATCGTGGTCGGCGGCACTCTGTCGGCAACTGTCGGCTTTATCTCGGGCTGAAATCATGACTGAAGCGCGCGCGCAGGGCGATACGCAGCTCTCGACCGACAACACCGTCACGCGATGGGTGAAGGAGATCGAGCTATACGAATCCAAGGCTTCCGAATGGGAGACCAAGGCGAAGAAGATCCTGCGCCGGTACAAGGACGAGCGTAACGCGCGCGAGGGCAAGGAAAGCCGATACAACGTGCTCTGGTCGAATATCCAGACGCTTCTGCCAGCGCTCTATGCGAAGAATCCGAAGCCCGATTTTCAGCGTCGTTTCCTCGATGCCGATCCGATCGGCCGCGTCGCATGTCAGGTGCTCGAGCGCGCGACTGCCTTCACGCTCGACAAAGAGGATTTCTTCCTCACCGCGCGCCAGTGTGTGACCGATCGCCTGCTGCCGGGCCGCGGTACGGTATGGATTCGCTATGTGCCGCACTTTGCCGAAGGTGGCGAGGGCATGCTGGGCAACGAAGGTCCGGAAATCGACGATGATGCCGAGGCCAATGAAGGCGCGGACGTGCCGCAGACCGCATCCAGCGGCGAGCCCATTGTTGATGTCGAATACGAAGAAATTGACATCGATTATGTGCACTGGTCGGACTTCGGGCACACCATCGCGCGTACCTGGCAGGAAGTTCGTGCTGTGTGGCGCATCTGCTATCTGACGCGCGAAGAGCTGGTGAAGCGATTCGGCGAGGATAAAGGCCGCCGCGTGCCGCTCGACTACAAGCCTGAGGATCTGAAAGGCCAGGAAGTCACGGAATACCAGCAGAAGGCCCGGATTTACGAGATCTGGGACAAGAGCACGAAAAAGGTCTATTGGCTGTCCAAGGGGATGATGTTCGAGCCGCTTGACGTGCGCGACGACATGCTGGGGCTAGAAGATTTCTTCCCCTGCCCGCGCCCGATGCTGCCGAACCACGCGAACGACACGGTTATCCCGGTCCCTGACTATGCGATGTATCAGGATCAGGCGAACCAGCTCGATGATCTGACCTCGCGCGCGAAACTGCTTGCTGATGCGCTGCGCGTGGTCGGCGTCTACGATTCGAGCACGCCTGGTTTGCAGCAGCTTCTGTCGGGTGGCTATGAAAACCGGCTCGTTCCGGTCGATTCGTGGGCGGCATTCGCCGAGAAGGGTGGCATGAAAGGCGCGGTCGAGCTTCTGCCGATGGACATGATTGCGCAGACGCTCCTGAGCCTCTACGACACGCGCGAGAAGGTCAAACAGGACCTGTACGAGATCACCGGCATGGCCGACATCATCCGCGGCTCGACGGACCCGGATGAGACCTACGGCGCGCAGAAGATCAAGTCGAATTGGGCGTCAATCCGCCTCGTTGACATGCAGGCTGAGGTTCAGCGTTTCGCTCGGGATGTCGTTGTGCTGGTGGCCGAAGTCCTGGCGAACCAGTTCGACATCAAGACGCTTGCCGAGATTTCCGGCTATCCGCTGATGACCGCGCAGGAGAAGCAGATCGCGCAGATGATCCAGCAAGCGGGCGGCCAGCTTCCCGACGACATGGAAAAGCCGTTCGGCGAACCGACATGGGAGGAAGTCGATAAGCTCCTGCGCGATTCGAACATGCGCCATTTCCGGCTCGACATCGAAACCGATTCGACGCTCAAGATGGATCAGATGCAGGAGAAGCAGGACCGCACGGAATTCCTGACGGCCGTCGGCGGGTTCCTGAAGTCTGCTGAAGGTGCCGATCCGTCTTTGATGCCGCTGCTCGGGCAAATGCTCATGTTCGCCGTTCGCGCGTTTCCTGTGGGCAAGCAGATGGAATCCTGTCTGCAGGAAACGGTGGACGCGCTTGAGAAGCGCGCCAAGCAGGCACAGAACAATCCGCAGCCCAATCCGGAGCAGATCAAGGCGCAGACGCAACTCCAGATCGCACAGGGCAAGCAGCAGGGCGATATGCAGGCCGAGCAGATGCGTGGTCAGATCGAAATGCAGAAGCTCGCCATGGAGCGCCAGAACGACGAACGCAAGGCTCAGTTGGACGCGTGGGTAGCGGAGATGGAGCAGCGCGCGCAGGCCCAGCAGGTGGAGCGGGAACAGCAACTCGAAGCGCAGCGCAGCGCCATGCAGATGCATAACGACATGCTGATGGAGCGCATGAAGATGATGTTCGAAGGGCAGATGAAATTGCTGCTGGCTAAGATCGATGCTGCCACGAAGATCGAAACCGCAGAGATTGCGGCCGGCGCGACGCTCGACGCCGCCGAGATCAGCGCGGCAAATGCTGCCACTTCAGGGGAATGAAATGCCGATGTACAGGGTCGAGTGTTGCGGATGCGGGCACGAGGAAGATGTGTTCCGCACGATTGCTGAGCGGGACAAGGATCTGCCAGTCTGCTGCGATGCCGTCATGAGTCGCAAGATTGTGGCACCCATGGTCGCGCCCGACATCGGCCCATACCAGGCCGTCGCGATCGATGTCGCCACCGGAAAGCCGCCCGTCATCAACAGCCGCAGCGCGCACCGCGATTTCCTGAAGCGCAACGGCTACACCGAAGTGGGCAATGAGCGCGTCGGCCGGCAAGCTGGTGAAGTCCGCGGTGATTTCAATCTGCGCAAGGAATTGACGCAGGCCACGCGCGAAGTACTGGGGAGGCAGAAATGATCGGCGCTTTCATGCCGCGCCTTCTGGCGCAACTTCAGCAGATCAAGATGCAGGCCATGCAGCAGGCGATGCAGCAACAACAGCAGCCGCCGCAAGCGCCACCGATGCCACCGCAAGGCATGCCTCCGCAACATTGATTGCCGCACAGATTCCCGCTACCTAGCATGTACCGCATGCAAATAAGCGGGGATTGGAAATGACGGTCGAAAGTCAGGTAGGCGAAACGGGCGAAGTCGAGCAGGAAACAGAGCTTTCTCTGCGCGACGAACTGGTCAGGAATCTCGCCGAATTGAAGGGCGATGCTGAGCCTGTCGAACCCGTTGCAAAGCCGACAGAGACCAAAGTTGTCGACCCGGCAGAAACCCCGCCAGCAAAGGCCGCGAGCGATACGCAAGAGGCAAAACAGGCAGAGTTGTCGACCGATGCGTCGAAAGCCAAGGCCCCGCAATCCTGGTCGGCCGCCGAAAAGGCGCATTGGGACAAGATCCCGCCCGAAGTGCAGGCCGTCATTGCGCGCCGCGAGGAAGAAGCACACCGCGGCATCACGACGCTCGGCCAGGATGCAGCCCTCGGCAAGAAACTGAAGGATGTCATCAACCCATACCTCCCGATGATCCGCGCAGAAGGCGGCGACGAAGCCGGCGCGGTTCGGGATCTTCTCCAGACTGCCTACATCCTGCGCACGGCGAGCCCCGAGCAGAAAATCGGCGTTTTCCGGCATCTGGCAGGACAGTTTGGAGTGGATTTAGCAGTCGCTGCCCAAGGCGTTCCACAGGTTGACCCTCAGTTGCAATCACTCCAGCGCGAGCTTGCTCAACTGAAAGGCCATCTGACGAGCGCCGAGCAGCAGCAACATCAGCAGATACAGGGGCAGGCTCAAGCCATGATCGAAGCCTTCGCTGCCGATCCCAAGAACGAGTTCTACGAACAGGTGAAGCCTCTCATGGCCCATCTCCTGGTCGCGGGACAGGCTAAGGATATGCAGGAGGCGTATGACATGGCGTGCCATGCGAACCCTGATGTTCGTTCCACAATTCTGACCCGCCAGCAGGCGGAATCAGAGGCGAAGCGGGCAGCCGAGGCGAAAGCCAAAGCTGATGCGAAGCGTAAGGCGGCAGGATCGATTAGCGGATCGCCGGCGGGCACTGTCTCGACGACGATCGCAGCGAACCCGGACCTCTCCCTGCGCGATCAATTGCGGCAAGCGATGCGAGCCGCGACAACTTCGTAACCCCATTGGAGTCACATCATGGCCCTGCAAAATCCGTCGAGCACTCTCACGGAAATTGTCACGACCACGCTTCGCAACCGCACCGGGAAGCTGGCTGACAACATCACGAAGAACAACGCCCTGTTGTTCCGCCTCCGCAAACGCGGCAATGTCAAGACCGTCTCCGGCGGTCGAACCATCGTTCAGGAACTCGAATATGCCGAAAACGGCACGTTCAAGCGCTACAGCGGTTATGAAGCGCTGAACATTTCGCCGTCCGACGTGTTCACCGGCGCGGAATACAACTACGCGCAGGCAGCCGTGGCCGTCTCGATCTCAGGTCTGGAACAACTGCAGAACACCGGCGAGGAAGCGATCATCGACCTGCTCGAATCGCGTATCAAGAACGCCGAAAAGACGCTCGTCAACAACATCGCGCTCGATTGCTATTCGGACGGCACCGCTGACGGCGGCCGGCAGATTGGCGGCCTCGCGCTGCTCGTGTCGAACACGCCGACGACCGGCGTCGTGGGCGGCATCGACGCATCAACGACCGTCGGCAGCTTCTGGCGCAACCTGAAGTTCTCCGGCGTCACGGACGGCGGCGGCGCAACGACCTCGGCCAACATCCAGTCGTACATGAACCGCCTGTACGTGCAGCTCGTGCGTCAGACGGACAAGCCCGATCTGATCATCGCCGACAACAACTATTTCCGGCTGTACCTGGAATCGTTGCAGGCGATCCAGCGCATCACGTCGAACGAAATGGGCGAAGCGGGCTTCGACTCGCTGAAGTACATGAACTCGGACGTGGTTCTCGACGGTGGCTTCGGCGGCGGCGCACCGGCAAGCACGATGTATTTCCTGAACACGGATTACATCTACTTCCGCCCGCACGTCGATCGCAACTTCGCACCGATCGGCGACGACCGGTACGCAGTCAACCAGGACGCGATGGTCAAGCTGGTCGGCTTCGCCGGCAACATGACCACGTCCAATCGCCGCCTTCAGGGCGTGCTGATCGCCTAAGGGAGAAACAAAATGTCTTTCATTGCATATGACAACACCTTGGGCGTCGTCAAGCTGACCGATGTCGATACCGCGGGACCGGGCCCGGTCAATCTCGTGGCCGGCACCGGCTCGGGTCGCCAGTCGTTCTCGTTCGAGATCATGCGCGGCTATGACGCTGCATTGGGCGGCGGCGAATTCGTCTACGCCCAGGCAACGGGCACGCTGGCCGCTGGCGATGTCTGCCAGTTCAACCAGTCGCTCACAAACGGCGCGATCATCAACGGCGCTGCGAAGTGGGCTGGCACGGCCAATAGCGGCGATGTGATCGGCGTCGCTGTCTCGGCCATGACGGCCAATCAGTGGGGCTGGTTCCAGGTCAGCGGCAACGCCATCGTCACGTCTCAGGGCGCTCCGGTTGCAGGCAACCCGGTGTACTGGCAAGCCGCCGGCGTTGTCAGCCCGACGGCGGTAGCCGGCAAGCAACTGCTTGGCGCCAAGTTCGCAACGGCTCCGTCCGTCACGCT